TGGCCTTGGCAAGTTGGTTAGGGTCGCGTGGCCGCGTTTTGGTCTTGTTCTTCATGTCCCAATATACTATCTTTTTCTTGCCCGGTCAAGCATGAAGAAATGAATCCCGTGACCGCCACTATCAAGGCGTCATATAGGGTTCCAAGCGAAAGTGAAGTTAGAGAGTTTGTTTATGCGAAGATTTCGCCGTATTTCTACAGCGATGCGGATACAAGTATAATCGACGAAGTGTTCATCAAAGCTCCCGGAACAAATATATTTTTCAGCTATCGGTGTCATTGTCTCAAACATGGCATACCTGGAACAAACAATCGGGTGCTTGATCGGGATCCGCTCTTCGCTCCAGAAGTGCCCCTGCTCATCGATGTAGTTCCCCGACGGGAAGCGCTCGGCCCCCAGCCGGACGAGCTCTTTTGGCAGGACCGGAACCTTGCCGCCCCGATCGGACAAGACCCACCCGATCGTTTCCGGACAGTAGTCGCAGGGACGGGTGTTCAAAACTTCTCCTCCTCCCTTATCGCTTTGAAGATTTCCGCCGCGACTTGCCAGACAATCGAATTCCCCAGTGCCTTCAATCGGGCAACTCTGTCCATGTTCATGCGACTTTTTGCCGTCTGAGTGACCAATGCCACTTCATGTGACAGGTGTGGCAGAGAGTCTGCAAATTCTCCAGCGCGTTGTTCTTGATATTCCCATCTCTGTGATGCACGTCCAGTCTTTTTGTCGATCCACACATTTCGCAAGAAGGCTTCCTGTGCTTCTGCGCTCTCAAATGGAAGGTTGTCTTGTCCTGTGGTTCTAACAAAGTGTTCCCACAAGACTGCGAACAATTCTTCCGGCTGATATACCTTGTCGAGTCCTCCAATACTTTGCCGAACCGCTTCCTGTTGAATGTAGCTCCACAGGTAGGGCATACCTTGTCGGGTAATTCTCTTTGCGGTCTGCCCATTCAATCCTCCTTGATTCCTGTGAATCCAATCGGATAGCCCATGAGGTATTCCACAAAGGCGGGTTGCAACTTCATACCAGTTTTCTTCCCAGCCTGACCTTTCGTCACCCCAACTTCTATCAGACTGTCCAAGGTGTCTCTTGCTTTTGAGTTTCCATGTCCCCTGTAATCCCTTACTGCCGGAGTTGGGAGTATCACCCCTTCCATCTGCTGTGCGAGCGTGCCCGTTGGTTGGCTGTCGCCCCGTGGCTTTCTTCCCTCCATGAGTTGCGAGGATGGAGTTTTGAGAAGTCCTATCACTTGACCCGTCAAGTGGCTCTTGCCCATCATCCCTGGATGCTCGCCGTAGATTGCGCGGGGAGTGTGAAGCAGTGCCGGGATTTCTTGCGGAAGTGGAGACCTCTTCCCCGCCTTGAATTTTGCACTGCGACCCTTCGTTCCCGTATTGGTCATTGTGCCCAACAATCCAGATTCTATCCCTCCGGTGTGGCGCACCTTTGGCACAAGCTGGAATAACAACCGGCGAGACTTGATAACCAAGACCTTCGATTTCTTTGAGGATTTGCTCGATGACCGCACCCATTTCTTCAAGGTCAAAGGTTTCACTCTCCACGTAAGAGTCGCCAGTCGGCTCGTCCAGACTGAAGATGCCAGGAGGGTTTTCAATACAAATCCAACGGGGCTTGCACTCGTCAATAACGCGGAACACTTGAGGCCAGAGCCAACGGTCATCCTTCTTGCCTTTTCGCTTCCCGGCAACACTCGCTGGTTGACATGGAACTCCGGCTGTGAGAAGGTCAACTGCCCCTCGATACTTTCTCGCATCGAATGTTTTGATGTCACCATGAATCGGTACCTCCGGCCAGTGTTTCTTCAAAACCCTCTGACAGAACTTGTCGATTTCGACAAATGTGAGTTGATGATGTTCCTTTCCCCATACCCAATCCGCTGCGAGCCCAAAGCCATTCAAGCCGGTGAAAAGCGGGATGTGGTTCCATTGCGTCGAGTTCGTTCCCCACTTCAAAGTCGCTCCACCAGAATGTCGACCCTCGGCTTCTCGGCGTAGAACTTCCGGGCGAGGAGTGCTACCACGCGGGCATCGTCGACGTAGACGGTTTTGTTCATCGCATCGAGTAGCAGCTTGGCGTAGTTCTCGGCATCAGGTTTGGTGATCGGGAAGATCCTCCGCTCGATCGCCAACTGTCGTTTCTTTGCGCTGAAGGATTTCGGGATCATCCGGTAGATGTCGATCGTCACCTGGAGCGGTCCGTCGAAGAGCGGACGTCCCTTCATCGCCTCGAGAGCCGTCCACCGGCAGGCAGTTTTGTATTCGCGTGGTCCGGCTTTCTCGTAGAGCCGGGCGTGTCCTCCCCGGGTCGTTGCGCCGGGTCTGCCCCACGGGACAGCATCGCCGCCGATCGCCAGCTTCAGGCCGTTCATCGCTTTGCCCGGAAGTTCTTGTCTCATCAGTTCGACCCCCTCTTCGGTAACAGCTGTTCCGGCCAGACCTTGAGCCGGGCCGCCATCATGCTGTCGAGAAACCGATCCGTAGCCTCGCCTGTCCGGAACGACACAATGACCGGGCGGGTGAAGCCCGGCACCTGGAGCGCGATATGAATCTCGGTTGCCTCCTTCTCCTCGGGTCCCCATAGCCTGAGTTCGTACTGCTCGGCGATGAAGGCCCGGGCCTGCAGTGGTTTCGCTGGTCGGCTCATTGGTTCCCCTTCCCGAGCAACGCCTTGTAGCCCGTGCCCTTCAACCGCTCATCGATCGGGATCTGAAACATGATCGCCACACATTCCTTTTCCCCCTCGGCGCCGGCGTAGGTCTTCGAGATGTGCTCAGCTCCGCACCGAACCAACTGGGCTTCAATCAGGCTGATGGACCGGTCGGCCGGTACTTCTGTGGTGTAGCCCTTGATGTGCATTTTTCGTCAGTTCCTTTCTGAAAAACAACGCCCCGATCGCTTATCCGTTGTTTTGGGGGAGTGGAGATTGGAGATCTCCCATTCTGGTTTGAACCAGCACCCGTCCTCGGGACCACAGACTGGGTGGATAAGCGCGAGTTGCCGGGTTTCGCAGGGGTGTTGACCAGGGCTGTCCGGCTGGGATGCTCGCGCAGGCACGGGCGTTCGCCTTGTCAGGTTGCACAGCCCCCGGGGGTTTCATCTCTGGTTCACCAGCGTGGTTTCCTGGTAGAACTCAATGCCCGGGATCATCAAGGCTCCCTCCTTGTTCTTGGCCGCCGCCTCGAGGGTCGGGATGTTGGGCATCAAAAAGACCTGGAGCCGCTTGTCGGAGCCGGCCGCCATCACAAGAAGGTCCTTGTTCTTCACCAGCGCCCTCCAGCGTCTCTTTTCGTACTGGCCTTCGACCTTTGGGATATCTGCCTGAACCGTAATCGGCACCGCCTGGACGGCATCGGCCTGCTGGGTCAGGTTCTCGGCCTGCTTCTGCTTCCCGGCCGCCTTGAGTCGATCGGCCTCGGCCTGGAGGCGGTCCCTTTCGGCCTTCGCCCTGACCTCCTCCTCTTGCCGGAGCCTGGCCTGGAGTTCGAGCCGCTTGCGCTCCTCATCCTGCCGGTACCGAACCATCGCCAGGTTGGAGTTCCACTCCAGTTCGTCGAGTCGATCGGTGATGGACGTTTCAGCTGCCGTGATGGCCTTCCAGGCGGCGTGCGCCTTGGTCTTCGAGTCCCGGAAGAACTCCACCACCTGAGCCTTCCGCTCCTTGACGTCCTTGACGAAAAGTGCCAGCCGTTCGTACTGGAAGGATGTCGTGACGACCAACCCTCGGGAAGCCATCACCCGGACTTCGAGATCCAGGATATCGGTCTTGGATTTCGGGTCGAGCTTGATCGGCTCGACCGCCCCAGAGAATAGCTCCAGGGCGGTGAGCGGCGTTGGTTTCAGGGGATCGCTCGCTTCGGAAAGAGGAGCCGAATGGTCGACGCTGTAGCTTTTCATGCGGCCTCCTTCTTCAGTTCCTCGCGCCGGTTCGAGCAGACGAGCGAGATCTCGTCGTACTCATCGGTCGTCAGGTCGCCGGTCCCGTACAGGCCTGCCGCCTCCCGGGACACCTTCTCGGTCGCTTGCGTGGTCTTCGCCGTCCGTCCTGCCTCGAGCAGTTGCCCGTACTTTGGCGAATGTGGGTCCTGCTCGGGTTCGGCCGTCGCCTCCTCAGCAGCGTCATCGAAGAGCGGGACCCCGATCGGTTCCTCGGTCAGGAGTTTGAAGTTCCGCACGTAGGGCAGGCGGTCAGGGGTAGCGATTTTCGCCCAGTCCTTCAGTAGCCGCTCGATGTTGATCCGTGCGATCCGCAGTTGCTCAGATGCCATCTTCTCGAGTTCTTTCGAGGAGAGGGTCCCGACAAACTTCTGCAGGATCTCGTTCCGGATCTGCTTGTCCTCCTTCGAGGTGCCGAGCGCCGCCAGTTGAAAGGCACCCTGGATTTTCTCCACCTCGATCTCCCGCTCCTGCTTACGCTGGACCCAGCGGTGATCCTCGCTTGGCGCCAGGTTGTGGCCCGATCCGGGGCCAGCCACATCCCCAACGGGAACCTCCATCAGGAATTTCACCACCGGGCGGAAGTTCTCATACTTGGGGTTGATGAAGGTCTTCCCATCGATGAGGCTCGATCGGTCTTTCAGGATTTGAGCTTCCCGGCTCTGGACCATCTTGCCCTTGATGATCTTCTGGGCCAGTTGCATCCAGACGTTGATGTCCGGCTCGAAGGGTGTTTCCCCGGCCAGCTTCATCTTGACGCCCGATTTGATGAATTGTTTTTTCGTCGAGCCATCCTCCTTCTCCTGCTCCTCCATGTCGTAGGTGAAGCCGCCCCGGCCCGTGAAAACGATGTTCCCCTGAGCCTCGACGAAGCGATCGGAGAAGGTTTCTTGCCATGCCGGCAGGATCTTGCCCCAGTGCTCGAGTGACATGAACTTGATGTTCCCGTTGGCCGCCTTGTAGTCTCGGACGTATTGATACCAGATCTTGGAGAGTGAGTCGACAAAGAGGAAGTCCACCTCTCCTCTCTGGAGCAACGTCATGGCGTCCAGCAGATCAGAGAGCGCCGTTGTTTCTTTCAGGAATGTCGGGATCTGCTGCTTCTTGAAGAAGGGCTCAAGGAAGCGTGCCCCCTTTTCGTTGTCGAGGATCAGGACGGGTTTCTTTAGTCCCATGTCCTTGTAGGCGCCGGCGCAAAACTCCGAGCCCGTCCTCGATTTTCCGGAGCCTGCAAAGCCTCCGAAGGATGCCTTGACAAACCGGTTCTTCGCCGCCAGTGGCGTGGCGAAGATGGCCAGTGTGAGTCCTGCGCGGCCGGTGACAACTGTCTGTTCCATAGCTTGAGTCCTTCCCTGGAATGTGTTTTTTGATTGTTGGTTTGTGCTACTGTGAAATGGTAATCCATTCTATAACGAAAGTCAAGCACTCTTTTTCTTCGCGGCCCACTTGACTGGTTTCGCGGCCTTCTCCTCCTTCGGCAGCTTGATGCCTCCGACCTTGCAGAAGGCCCGAACGTTCCAGTTCTCGTACTGGTAGTAGGTGCCGATCAGGAGTCCGATGATCAGCTGCCGGATCCCGGTCACCTTCCGGGCCTCGAGTTCCTTCCGGACCGCTCCGGCATGATCCCGCCCGCCATACTGTTCCTTCTTGGCCTCGAGTCCCATGACCTGGACCGCTGCCTGGGCCCCGAAGTGCTGCAGGCTCTTGATCTCCTCGTCGGCCAGATACTGGACGGCTCCCTTCTCGTTCGTGATGGCCTTCGGGTTGATGACCAGTTCCTTCAGCAGGATCCCGTAGCGCTGTTTCCGGACCTTCTTCTCCTTGCGCTCCTTCTTCTCGGTCGGGGGCATGGCTCGGTGGCTGGTCGGGACGTAGTCACCCTTGAGTGCCACCTTCATGGTTTTGCCCGTCCGATCCGGGTGTTCGCTGTCGAAGACGACCCCAATCGATTGACGGTTCAGCTTCTTGATGTTGGCCGATGGGATCTCCTGGTACTCTCCCTGGCCGAGCGCCTTGATGCCATCGATCATTTGAGTCTGCGGGTAATAGCCGATCCGGTTGATCCCCACCACCTTCTCTTTCGGATGCTGGGCCTTCACCTGGTCGACCGCCCGGCGGAAGTGGCTTTTGAGTTTCGAGAGGAAGCAGGCGTCATCCAGACATTCATCGGCCTTGGCGCCATCGAAGAGGTCGATCGTGCCAGTCAGTGTTTTCTTCGGACAGGTGGTGCAGGCTCCTGCCGCCTTGACGAGCTCGGCATCCTTCCAGGACCAGGGCGCCGAGGAGAGCGGTGTCCGGCCTTGGTTCAGGTGGTTGTCGATAGAGTGGATGTCCATAAGGTCGCTTCGGTTTTGACCGATGGTCCGGTCCTGGGTTTCGGCCGGATAGGGAGCCATTGCCTCCGCCACCGAGAGTGCCATCTTGCCGGCCCGGAGCAGCTCCTGTCCTTTCGGGGTCAGCTTCGTCAGCTGCAGTCGACGCCGGACTGTTGCGATCGATTGTCCCAGCACGGCCCCGACTTCCTTGAGCCCGGCATCGCCAGGGAGGCTCTTTAAGATCTGCTCCGCCACCCGGGCTTCGTCCAGTGGATGGAGGTTGGACCGGACGGTGTTGACCACCAGTTGGAATTCTTCTTCCGTCTTCGGTCCTGCGATCAAAAGGATGGGGACTTCTTTCAATCCCGCCGCTTTCGCTGCGAGATATCGGCGCCGGCCGTCGAGGATGTGGTAGGGCGTGGCCGCCGTGTTGATCTGCCGGATCACGATCGGCAGCAGGATCCCGGTCTCCTTGACCGAGGCGTTCAGAATCTCCTGGGCTTTCTTGTCGACCACGGTCCGGATGTTACCGTCGCCGTCGAGGAGCCCGATCGGTACCGTGATGGCGTTCGTCGTAGAGCTCATGCTTTTTCCTTCCCTGTTTTGTGTTGGAGTTTTGCCCGTTCCCGGGCGATGAATGTTTCGATCGTTCGCTTGGTCTTGGCGCTCATGATCCCGTAGCAGTGGCAGCAGATGTAGGTGCCGGCCGGGATCCCGAACCGCTTGGCCATCTGCCTGACCGTGAGGTCGAGATCGAGAGCCAGCTGTCGCATCCGGGATTGAGTTTCTGGTTCCGCTTGGTTCTTCTTTCTCATGTCTATCCTCAATGTGTAATGTTCATGCAGTGGAGCAGGCAGTCCCCCATCATCAGGGCAGCGGCGGCGGCCAGGATGGCGACCCCGATGTCGGCCCACGGGACCAGATATTCCCGGAGGTCCACCTCGGCGGCGATGTCCATGTCAATCGGCCAATGGGCAACGACTTCAAACTTGAAATCCTGGTAGTTCACCTGGGCGGCTCCGTCCGGGAGGCCGAGCTCCCGGGCCTTGGCGAGGAGAAGGGCCAGCGCCAGCTGGGCTGGTCCTGAGCCGGCGTAGCCCCAGCAGAAGCCGTCCGGTGAATGGTTCGTGATCTTCTGACTTGCCTGCGGTGAGACGGCCTGCCCGTTCAGCTTGACGATCCTGCCCTCGACGAAACATCGGATGTGGTCCATGGTCATTCCTTCTCGATGGTGATGGTGAATTGGTCACCCTCTTGGGTCTGAAGGGTGATGAAAGTCATACCTTCCTGCTCCGGGTTTAAGATCCGGACGTGCTTGATAAAATCTGTCGGTGAAACCTTGAGTCCCTGGAGCCATCGGTCCAGGTCGGCGATGAGTTTGGCTGTCTTCTCGTCCATCATGTCAGTTCCTTCCCGGCGCACATCTTGCAGAGTGGTTGATTCGCCTCTCGGCCACCGTACCAGTATGCGACTTGCTTCGTCTGATCGCAGCCCACACAAAGGGCGACGGCATCCCGGCGTTCGATGTGGCTCGGCTTTTCTTGCTTGTCGCTCATATGGCGCTCCTTGGGTGATGAATGGTGTAAATCAGAACTGGATCATGAAAACAAGACAACCGTGGCGGATGGTCACGCCTTCAAGCACGACCCTCCCGTTGTTGAGCCCGTCCTTGCCAACGTAGGTGTGCTCTTCAAGAATGTTGTAGGTGAGAGGTATCATTTGACTTTTCCCTTCCCTGGAGTGTTGGTTGGTTTTGCTTCCATTATATAACCATTCTATAACGGAATGTCAAGCAAAATCGAACGCAATAATCCCTTTGCCGGGCGTGGGTTTTCTTCGCTCCCCCGGTGGGAGCCAGTGGGTTGGGGTGGTGGTGGCGGGGTGGGTGTGGTTTAGAGGCTGTCCCGGAAGGCGTCCATGTCGAGGTGGAGGCCGGGACAGCTTTTGAATTGCGGGATGCCGGCATCGTTCTTGATCCGCCAATCGTAGCCGGCCAGGAGTCCGGCCTCCCGGTGGCCGATCACGTGCGCGGGCGTGATGGTCGGGGCGACCCACATCAGACCGTCGCAAAGCCGGCGGAGCTCCTTCAGGAGGCCCTCGTCGGGTGGAGTGAGATCGAAGTTCCCACACAGCATGACGCCCCAACTTAATCCGTTCATGTTCTTCTCCTGGCAGTGAGCGCCTCGCTGCTCGAGGCTCCTCCCCATCAGGATCTCGGGCCGTCCGTTGATGCGTTCGATCCCGAAATGGTATCCGATATCCGACCATCCCTTGCCGAGGTGATAGTTCCGGATGGCCTGCCAATCGACGACGGCGCCATCGAAGGTCAGCGAGTGATGCACCACGATATGGGTTCTGGTCAGGGGCGGCGTCTTACTTCTTCCTTTCGGCGATCTGCTCCTCGAGTTCCTCGAGAGATTCCGACCGGATCTCGGCCGTGTCGGTCGGCACTGAATCATGCACCACTAGGATGACGCCTGGTCGATCCTTCGCTTTGAAGAGGTGCCAGCGTGGGTCGATCTGCCTTGGCTTTGACTCGTCAGCGAAGGCCTCAGAAACCAAGCTGTATCCCACCGCCTGGCCCTTGAAGCCTTTGAGGATTTCACTTTTCTCCGTGAACCAGATATCCTTGACCCAGCCGGAGCCGAGCGATCCTTCGATGCCGAGTGCCATCATCCAGAGGAGGAAACATTCCTTCTTGTTCCGCCACATGAAGAGTCGGACCTTGTCCAGCATGATGAAGCAGTGGCTGGCCCTCGTCGGGTCCGGGATGTCAAGGTGTTGGCCGTTGTCGTAGTCGATCTGGGACACTGTCAGAGCGAGGTCAACAGGTCGGGCCTGTCCCCGACAGCATTAGTCGGTGGACGTTCTGGTTCAACACCGATCTCCGGGCGCTGATCGATGCGTGGTAGGTGGCGGCGATCGATGGCTCCAGTGGCCAGAGCAAATATTCGAGTCCCTTGAGTTTGAGGCCGGGATTGAACTGCCAGAGTTCGCCGGCGATCTTCCGGCAGAAGACAACTGCCCCGATCCCAACGACCGTCTTCCAGAGGCTGTCCGACGGCGACCATTCAACCAGGCTGTAGCTGCCGGCGAAGCCACCGCCAGAGAAGAACTCGACAGTTGATCCGTTTCCATCCGGTGCATCGACCAAGCGGCTGAAGGCGAGATTCACTTCGGGGAAGTCGAAGACGGTCTGCCGAGTTTGAGCAGACGCCGGGGATGAATATCCTGCCGCTCCGAGGGCACAGCCGATAAGGATGGGTGCGAGAAAGGATTTCATGCCACCTCCAGAGGCAGCCTTGTTGACCCCTGCCCTGAGAAAGCCCAGGCCAAAGAATCCGAGCAGTCCGTCGACGGCGGCGATGACGCTGTTCTCCGGCTCCCACCATCCGGCAACGACGCCGACGTTGAACACCGCCCCAAGGATCACGGCGATGTATGTCTTGTAGCCTTCCAGTTTTTTCAACATGGTTCCTCCTGTTGTTTTGTTCATCGACGATTGATCTCCAATTTGAGCCGCCGCTCCATTGCGTCAGCATCCTCGTCTGAGAATTGCTGGCTTACGCCCTTATGTAGATTGGCGCGTTGCTCTTCCAGTATGCGAAGTTGCCTTTCTTGCACATCGGCAAGACGCTCCAGGATTTTTGTTTGCTCCTCTATCGCCTGTCGCACTTCATATCGATTCCCGCCGGTTGTCACGTCTATCAGACCCGGAACTGCGGCGACGAGTTGTGAGATCACCATGATCAATGCGGCTATAATCCACATTGCGTTGACCTTCTTGCCGTTTGGGAGTTCGATTGCCATCAGAGTTCACTCCTCCCCGGGGAAGGCCGGTTGCGCTTGTGCAAGGGCGCCGATGGAAAGAGCAAGGGCGAGCACGGCGGCTACTGTGTGTTTCACGACCGCTTCTTTCACATGAGGTAGCGTGGTTCGATCGGCAGTCCCGCCATTCGGAGCGTCAAACAGTGGTGCATATAGTGATCCATGTACGTTCTGCCGTCCGATGTGAATACTGCCGACTGCGTGATTGAAGTCGTGGTCCCTCCAAAATAAACTTCCCAAACATCTGGGAGCCCATCGGAGTCCGTGTCCGTCAGCGGCGTTCCAGCCGTCATCGTCGGCCAACCAACCGGCGAAACCGGCACGACAATGTCTTGCTCGACGTGACCAACCGACGATCCCGCAACGAGCGGAGTCCCAAACTGCGTATTGAATATGAGAAAACAGCCCGGCCCACCTGAGCCAATATCGTTGTTTTGAATCGACGAGAGATCAACGACCCTCGCCTGACCCGCGCCAGGACCAGAGTCAACAACATAGTTAAGCGCCTGATAGCGATTCGACGATGACCCAATTCCCGTTATAGAAATCTTGACTGAGTCTGCCGTCGGGCCCCTGCCCCAGTGAAGAATCGTCCCATAAGGAAAATTGATTTTCCTCGCCGTCACGCCATTGATGACTCTGCCCACAGCGCCTATCTCTTTGACTGAGGCAATGGCGGCGGAGTCTATCGCTGAGCGCGGCCACGGCCCGACCTGGTTCAATAACAAATTCCCGGCAACCGTATCAGCATCCCAGTCAGTTCCGGTCTTGCCCATCAAGGGCTGCGTGGACTGATTCACGCTTGGTAGAGCCGTGACCAACCAGTCGTCCCCTGTATCGGTCAACCGATTGTAGCCCCTGTTTCCCTCAGCATACACGAGTTGCCCGGTCATGGAGCCGCCTCCGGTCGTGAGGATATATTTGTTCGCAGGTGTGTCTGCGCCGGGCTTGAAATAGTTCCGCCTGAATTCCAATGACGCAGGCGATGCCGCTCCGCCTCCAATCGCTGTTGTTGCCTGGTAGTTGTAGACGTAGTTATCGTTAAACTCTGCCCTGCCTGCGCCAACCATACGGGCGTTTCTGTCCAGATTGTGAGCAAGGAGATTTCTGATGAACGATACCGAATCCCCCCCCGTCATATGCCAGAGCAATCCCTTCGAGTGCTCAATCTCAGGGTGAATGCTGCGGGAGAGCGCATAGGCTATGATCGTATTGGTGATGCTCAACCTGCCGCCGCCATCCCCGGCCGCGACATTCTCATCAATTCCCCAAACTGTAGAGCCGTGGTCAATGATAATGTTCCAGACCGAATCAGGATAGGCCTCCCCGGCTCCCATCTGTATACAATCCCTTGCGTCCGAGCGCACACCCGCTATAATGTCATCGCCCATCGCAACTCTGACGTTCTGCAAGATGACTTCAGGAGCGATGATCTTGAACGTGACATTCTTGAGCAAATTCCCCGATCCTGGCACACACTGATCGGGTACGGTCAGGTTTCTCTTTGAGACCGTGATGAGGCCGCCGAGGGAGTTGAAATCAAACGTCCCGCCGTTCTGCGCTATGACGATCCTCTTGCCAGATGAATCTTGGCACGCCGCCTTGAAGAGCGCCGCCGTCGTAGGACGGATAACCCTTCCGCCCCTTCCGCCCTTGGCAAAGCGTCCGAACCCCTCCGCCCCGGGGAAGGCAAGAAGTGGAGCTTGCGAGAACGCATGCGCCTCAATAACTAAGGCCAGTATCAAAATCCACTTTACTTTATGAGCCATTTTCTCCTCGCTGGCGCCGCTGCCGATGGCGGCTGTACCTCAATTAAGAGCGCAGAATTTGACGACGCCCCAAGCGTTGACCAATCATGTGTCTGATCCGTCGAATACTGGGACTGTCCGAATGTCGCGCTTGATCCCGTGGAGTTGCCCTCATGAAGTTCGGTTTCTCCTGATCCATTCAAAATCGTGATCGCTGCTCGATCTGAGATACAAGAGAATGATTTACTGTTTGCCAGCAGGGATGATGCGAGCGAGATAGTCTGGGTTAGACCAGTTCCCGTCACCGGAGTTGCTGTCTGCCGCACCGGAGTCGTTGTGCTATACCCCGATGCGATTTCCTCAACTGATCCGTAGGAACGATTGGCCGTGCTGCTGAAGTTCCACGTGACTGTGCCTGAGCCGGGCGAACCCGTTATCGTAGCATAAGCGATGCCAACTTCTGACCCTCCCGTAGCTTCCCATGTTCCTGAAAGAATTGTCCACGCCCCGACATTACTTAGCGTTGTCGTGACAGAGCTGATGGATCTGTCAGCCGTGGCTCTCCACGCGATCCACGCGATCAAGAGCGCATTAGATGACGGCGTGATCGACGGCGTTGTCGCAACCGTGTGATTGGCCCCATTGGCAACCGCCGTCAAATGCGTCGGATTCGCAACCTGAGCGGAGCACGTCAGAGCGACGCCCAGCAGGAGCAGGAGCACTCCCCCTGCTATTGCGACACGGAAGAATGTCATGCCGTTATCACCAGTCTGTGGTTTCACCGTACTGGACTTTCTTATATGACATCAAAACCTTGACCAGTCTTGCCGTTGCCGTGTGTGTATCCGATGCGTCATCACCATCACGCCAAATTCGAATTTGAAGGGTTGCCCCGATCGCCGCCGTGCCCGCAGGTGTTGGTTGAAGCGCAGAAGTTTCATACCAGATATTTGCCGTCGTAGGATTATGTGTTGTCGTTGCCGCCGTGCCTTGTGCCGCGACCCATGAGTCTGTCCCGTGTCTCAGATACCTTGCCGATATATCCCATTCCACAACATTTGAGGCGTGACCTGTACCTGAGTAGTAGACAATCTTGAACTTCGGGGCAGTCGAGCCGTCCCAGTCCTCCGGCATCATCACGTGGCCTGAGAGATAATTTTCTGCCGAGGCCGAGAATTCGAGTTGGTCGAGCGTCCAATCGTTCGTATTGTCGGCGTCATTCGCCAGCGCGGTTGCGCCCGTTAGGTCGCCCGCCGCTGGGTTGAAGAAGCCCGCCGGGAGTTCTATGATTTTGAAAACATCAGGGATGGAGAGGGTTGGATTCCCCGCAACACCGTCGCCGTTTGTGACTGTGATTTCCTCAGCCGTGCCCGTGACCGTCCTGACCGCCCAGGTATCGGTTGCCGTTCTCGTCGCCATGCCGTTCGCGCCCAACCCCTCAACGCCGAGAAGGTCGTTGGCAAGAACCGGTGTCGGGTTCCCAGCGATACCGTCCCCGTTCGTCCAGGTCAGACCAGCCGTGGCGTTGGCAATTGAGCGCACGAGATAAGTCTCTGATGCAGATCGTACCATGATGCCTGTGGTTGAGATGGCTTCCAAGGCAGCGAGATCGTTGGCAAGAACGAACGTGGGGTCGCCCGCTACGCCGTTGCCTGCCGTGATTGTGAACCCCGCCGCCGGCGCGACGATTGACCTTGATGCCCATGTCTGCGATGCTGTTCTTACAGCAAACCCGTTGGCCGACAAGGTTGCGATGTCCCCGCTTGCGTTTGCCGCGGTGTATGTGAGGTTCGAGGCAAGGCCGGGCACGGTGAAGATTCCAACATTCGAGGCGTCAGCATCATAGACTCTCATGTTGTAACCGGCCATAATTTCCAAGCCGTTATCCGTGAACTCAACCGGGAAAACCTGGGTCGTGCTGTTGTTCGCCGTTACCCCGAATTTGAGCTTCCCCCCCAGCGCGGTTGCTGTGTGAAGCTGGGTCGCATTGAACTGAATCGATACCGATGGGGTTGCCGGAAACGCCGTCCCATTGTATGGGCGCGTACCGAGGACAAGCATGCTCTGGCCAGAGGCCACGCCTGCGGGCGTTCCAACCGATCCACCGTAGGGTTTTGAAATCAGTCCGGTGTTTGCAGCGTAGGCGCTGATGTAAAAATAATTCACCCCGGAATTCCTCACTGCATGAATCGCTGCGTCGGTTTCGAGTCCTGTGGCAATCCCGATGCCGATTGTCTTATTCGTGTTCTCCCAAAAGAAAGCATCCGCCATTGTTGTGGTCGTGGGAAAGTACGGAACCCAGCTTGTCGTGACGGTTGGAACGGTTCTGTTCGCCCACGAAGGCGTTGTGCCACCTTGTAAAAAGTGAGCGGTCGTCCCCGCTGCAAGTTTTGTCGGAACCCCGCCTGCGATGTAGAACATATCTCCCGCCGTTGCGGTGGCGAAACCGAATCCGCCGTTGCCAAACGGCAGCGTCCCAGTGATGTGAGATGTCAGGCTCACCAGCGCACGGGTAACGACCTGGCCTGAGAGCGTGATGTAGTCCGGGCTGCCTGCGAGCGTGATATCGCCTGAGTTCGTCCCGGTCAAACTGAGAAGGGTTTTCGCCTGAGCGACCGTCATGGCGATGGCGGAAACCACTCCTCCGGTATTGTTGCCCAGGAAGGTGCCGTCCGCAATCGTGGCAATGTTGCCGAGTGGCAGCTTCCCGGTGATATCGCTCGTGCTGAGATCGGGGGGGTCCTCTCCATAATCCGGCACAATGTTGAATTCATCGGCTGGGGATTCCGTAACATCGAAGCCCTGACCAAAGTCCAGAGTATTGGCATCGGTTCCGACCGTGGCATCGCTTTCCTGAATGGTTCCGACACCGCCAGCCCCGGAAGGTAGCGAGATCCGTTTCGTTTCATACGCCGCGTAATAGACCGAGATGTCGCCGCTCGTGGTCAGAGACCGGGCCTCGAGCTTGAAGGTATCGAGCACCGTGCTCGTGATCCTGAGCCAGCTCCCGGTGTATTGGCCTGCGACGATCCCGGAAACCGAAACTGTATTGATGATCGTCGGCGTAACGGATCCGATCTTATTCCTGAATCTTACCTCATGGGTTCCGGCCTCCGAGGTCTTCAACCCCACCACCAGCCGCATCGAGTCGACGGTTTCGTTGTTGAAGGACGCCGTGAAGGTGATGTTCAATCCGCCCTGCTGGGTCAGGACAGACGTCCAGCTGGAGTTTGAGTTCTGAACTTCCGCCGACCGGATCCCGATGTAGATGGGCTCCCGCTTGATGAGCATGTTCTGGCCGAGGGTTGTGCCGACGGCAAAGAGGATGAGGGGGAAGAGGAATCGTTTCATTTTTCAGATCTCCCGGCATGGAATGGAAAGTGTCGCGCCCGCAAGATACCGACTGTTGGTCACAGGGTCAAGTTGTGCCGAGGCCAGCACGTGCACCAGGTAATCTTCTCCGGCCTCCCCGTTCTCCAGCCGGAGCTCAAGCGTCCGGCCATCCACCACGTGGCCGGCCTTGATCGAGGTGATGACGTCCTCGGTAAGATTTCGTTCCCGGTAGGCATGGAAGATGCAGTCGGCCGCCACGAGCGAGAGTCCGGCCGGGATCCGGTCCTCGTAGTTGATGAGATACGACTGCCTGCTTTGCGCGGGCAGGATCCGGCCCGGGACTGATCGGGTCCCGCACAGTACGCGCTTGACCTGGATGATGGTCTGCCCCTGGGCGGTTTCGGCCTGGGCCTCAACGTGGTATTGGATCCCGGCCGTCATCTCGTGGAGCGAGAGCCGGAGCAAATGCCCAGACCGCCCGGCTGCATCCAGGACCGTGAGCCGGATGTCTTTTTTCATATCGTCGGCGATGTCGTAGATCTTGGTCTGCCAGCTTCCGATTTCATCGCCCCGCACCAGGTCATCGGTGAAATCGAAATCGACGGGGAGCCGTTCATCGGCCCTTATCCAACTATGGAGAGTGGGGATCATGTATCCTGGAAAACTCCGTTGGTTGGATCAAAGTCCACAGTGAAGCTCTCCCCCACTCCAAGAGTGATCGAGGCCCCGGCATCGTAGGATCCAATCAGCTCATCATTCGTTGCCGTGTCGTTGTAGAGCACGGCGTACCGAAATGCCGCCATTGAGCCACCTGAAGCCGTGAACACGACGTCAGTGACGACGAGCTTATATAATCCATTGGTTTGCAACGAGCTTGTGATTGTCGTCGCGGTTCCGCCCGCAGTGTAGCCATTGCCTGCTGCTATCTCTGTGAGGTCGGCCTTGACCGTGTTGGTCACAACGGGAGCAACGAGGGTCAGCATGACCTTCAAAGTATCAGAGCCGAGATTGTGTTTCTTCTCTGCCCTTGCCTCAACGAACGAGTAGAACTTTGTGCCGACCATGAATTCTCCCTATACTCTGATGATTTTTCCGATTGCCGGGACAAGGGTCCCCACGCCGACAAATGGAGCCACGGCGTATGCTGAGTGGATTATATCCGTGTTTTGTAATGTTCCCACCCCCACCATTGTCTCTGCTGAGATGAGAGCGATGTCCGACCTGTATGGCGTTTCAAGGAAACTGATGTGATAGGTCAGCATCCTCGGATTGAACACGATATCGGTCACGACAAACACTGCCTTCGAGGACAAGCCCGCTGACCCTGCAATGCTTGCCGTGAGTTGTGGCAGAAGCGTGTGGGTGATGATGCAGACGTCGCCGAGTTCGATGTCCGATGTGGTCTGGTTAGAATTGTTTTCGAGCTTCTTCAAGGGGAGGTCCGCCTCGATCCGGTACCTCTGTAATGCGTGCCAGTCAGACATGCGCTGGAACAGATACTCCGCTGTGGCTTCGTTCCTAATATAGCGTGCGTCGTGAATCAGCCGGTAGGTTCGGGCATACTTTGTCCTGGACGTAGAGAGCATTGCAGAGTGAGAAGCAAAGCCGTCCCTGTAGCCGGACCTGATATCAGGCGTAGAGTCCAAGGTGTCGTTGTCCGCCGAAACCTCAATCTCCTTGTCAAATGAGTTCTTGGCGTAGTTGTACCTGTACCGGAGGATGATCTCGTTCGCTATTTGGTCAGGTGATTGACGGTAGACCATGAAGTTGTCATTGCCCAGAAAATCCTCTTCCGTGAGAATGAAATCCTTGACGGTCTGAGTCGTGACATAGACCGCTTTGAACTTGCCAGCCGATCCGACGTAAAGAACAAGTCCGGCCTCAATGCAGATTTCGTCTATCTTCGTCAGCGCAAATTCCTGTGTGTTCCAGGAAAACGCGGTCTTGTGATCCGATGGAAACCGAGCCGCTACGGTATCGAAGTTCGCAACGTCGATCTGCGTAGATGTGAGCGTAAGTTCATCCCTCAGAATGGATTCGATCTGATACAGTGGATTCGTAATCAAGTCACCTGCCGAGAACGCATTCGACCTGCCACCGTCGTCAATCCATGACCCAAACATCCGACCTTTCGCCGACACGAATATCGTCGCCGGGGATTCCTGCGATACTTCATAGGGGTCGGGTTCGGCGTTGACAATCTCCCGACGTGTGCCAAAGTTCCGGCGTGCCATCAGCCACGCCCTCCACGACCGGCCCGGATGCTTTTCCTTGCCGCATTCTTTCCGTAACGGAGAGCGATCACACTTTTGAACACGACAACAACGTGATGTATCTGGGCGTTTGCTCCGCCTCCAAGAAAACCGTAGGCAACATTTTCCGACATATACGACCAGTTGAAATCATCGAACCAGTCCGGGCCAGGGGGAAAAATCGTTGAATGAAGAGTTGAGACCGTGAAGCCGTTCGGGAATGTGTCAAGTGGTGCACCCGCCGCGGTGTCGTCGTCAATGAATCGCATCTGCATCCTGTTGTACGTACCCGATGCCCCGGAGATGAGTCCATAGAGTGCCATCACCTGAAGCGACGGCACATCCTCAAAAGTTATTCCGCGGAGCGTTCCCTCGCCTTGTTTTGACAAACCGTAGAAAAGATTGCCAGTGCCTCCCATAACGTAAGCCGTGAGTGCATCTTTGTCCTTGGCGTAGTCGAATTGATTTGTTGAGGATTCTATCGCCGTCGTGATGTCGGCCTGCTCGGCATCAGGAACCAGATACCACGTCGCAACAAACTGTTTGAGGATATCTACCCCGCCATAGACGGAGTTGATGAAGGCGATATCGGTGGAATCTATCTCTCCCAGAACGTCATTCCCAAACATGAACCCCGCCCCGAATGAGAAGAGGGTATGAGATGCAATCGTATGTGTCGGCGCATCGGAATCGAAAGCAGACTTTGCAAATGATGTGACGACCGTCGGCGCAAGATCGTACTCCTCGAAATGTTTGTGCAGCATCCCATACCCACCGACAACAAGCTCGCTCTGATAGGTTTGGAAATCCCCATAGAGCAGCGGCAGCGGCTTCCCGATTGATTCTTCCAATGCTCTGGGATGACTGGCCTTCGTGATGAGCTTCTTTGGCAAGAGTGCATTGGCGACGTGCATCGACACATCGACGCAACTGAACACGAGCCGGGCGTAATGGTAGGGCTCGATGTTATCCACCATGAAGGTTCCGATCTGCACCATGTCGCCCAGACCCGTGCCAGTTGAAGTGTCAACAAACCCCATGTAGATGCTGACGGTCTGATGGATGAAATTTTCCGCGTCAAGCTGTACGTTCATCTGTTCCTGATTCAGAATCGTAAACGAGAAGTTTGAGATTTGTCCCACGCCTCCACCGAAACGGGACAGGTCAACACCCCACTGGATTTCAGAAATCCCGTCCTCATCCTGCCCGTCGATCTTGCCTGCGATTTGTCCTGCGTCCTTCGTGAGCGCGACGTGCCCACCATCGGCAGCCGTCGTATTCCAGAGTGTGAATGATGCCTTCGATGTCACCCAATACCGAGTCTTAACATCGGAGACGAGCTTGATGGCAAAGAACACATCCTTCCCAGATTCTATGTCTGAGAGGAATTTTGCAGGTGGAGTTCTCAACTTGAGTACCTGAATCTCATCTGTAAATCCCATGCGTCGTGCTGGTTCTTCCTCGGTGTCCATGAATTCGAAATCCAGTACGCATTGACCGAGGCCCCTACGGCATTACCGAGGTCAACGTGAGAGTCCGGCGTAATCACAAGTGTCGTTGCCTGTGCCGCAGCGAGCGCAGTATAAAGTGAGCTTATCAATGCCGTTGATTTCGACACGAGATTGATTGTGAATTCGAGATCGGCATCCCGGAACTTTTTTATCTTGACCGATCCTCCCCATGCCACGCCGATCGATCGCTGAAGGATTCTCTCAGGGGTTTCCGGGAGCGCCATTGCGCCGACACTGACACCGGCTATGATCATGCCGCCAATCCCAGCCGTGCGTTCTGACGCGTTACCCTTGCCTGTGCATTTCTCACTCTGGGATTGCCGAGGGCTTTCTCGATGCGAAGGTCGGTACCACCGGAATCACCTCCGCCAAAATTAAAGATGCTCGCTATCCCTGCGCCAGGGAAGGCAAACTTCAACAGACCGAAGATGAATTGGCTACCCAAGATTTCAACCAACCGCTGCGCGAACTGCTCAAGCAAACTGTTGGCTTCTCCGAACACATCATTAAACGCACCGCCGAGGGAATCCCTCAAGGTATCGCCGAGGGAGAGGATCCCGACCTGCAAAACCGCGTTTTCCTTCTGCCACGGCACAATGAATTCGCTCTGTACTTCTCTTTGTCTGCTCCTGGACGATAGCGATGCCAGCCCGCCTGGCACCTTCACGGGCGAGAGGACGGGGTGCAGGATGTTGTTGACCCGCTCCCGTTCCTGAGCGGCCGCATTCTCAATCGATAGCGAGAGGTTCGACTGAAGGGTCGTCTGCTGATAGAGCAAATTGACTTCTTTCATCATCGCATCAACCCGGGCATTCTCGACCGCCAGGGCATCCTTGTCGAGCTTCAGCACCACCTCCTTGTGCCCCTTCGCTGCCTCGGCGTAAGCAAATTCTTTTGTAAGAGCAATTTGCTCTTTATCCGCCACATCCTCAGCCGACGGGGCAAAGAAGGACCACAGCCCACGACTCCGTAGGGAGACACCCCTCTTCTCTTTGATGAGTTTTGCATCGAGGCGTGCGCTGTCAGCCTCTTGCTTCAGCTTTGCAAGATATTCCTTAGCGCTGATTCGACCGAGCTTGTATTGCAACTCCGCGATGGATTCTAACTGCGCGGCATACTTTTTCGCTTCTTCTCTTGCGGAGATGAAGTGTGAAATGAGAAGACCCATCACCGCGACGGCGGCAGTGGCGGGATTAATAAAGCCCCCGAGCGCCGAGGCGATTCTCCCAATAGGACCGGGGATCCCGGCGGCAGAGAACGCCACCGAGGTCAGAGCGCTGCTCATCTTGCGGGACGATGTGGTAACGACCGCCTGACCGCCCTCGACCGACTTCTGAGCAGCGGCCGCTTCGAGCAGCTTCCGGGTAACCTCGTCGGTCCCCTCCTGCCCCATCTTCAGCACGATATTGAAACGTGCGACTTCGGCGCCCATCAGAAGAGTCCTGCTGTAAAAATGTCGTTAAGCGAGGGCTGGATGTCGGCCCAAAAGAAAGGTTGAGCCCCATAGGGACCGGGGAAAACTTCGTGTGGTGCCTTGCTGTAGAATCGGTACACTCGGATCACCTGCAGTGTGAATTCATCCGCCAGCCAGGAAGGGTCGATCTGCAGAGCCAGAAGAGCGTCCTTGAATTTCCATTCCACCGCTCCTTGTTTGCAAATCTCCTGGTACTGTTCCAGGAGCCGGAACACCTCTCCGGGTGTCGTGACCCAGACCGGCTCTTGCGCTCCCTTCATCACCACCACCCCAGATGCCAACTTGGTGGTCCGGTCCCGGATCTCGAGCCCGCCCATCAAGGCTGAGGCAACGACGATTATTTTTTTTTCTCGATATCTCCCGGGTTGACATTCAGAACGTAATGGACCGCCACCGACGGAACGCAACCGTTCTTGTAGAGCAGGAGTACCAGGTCGTCAGGAAGCTCTTTCCCGTCCGGCGTGTCCTTCAGCACCACCTGGAGGGGCGTACCGGTTTCTCCCTCGATCGCTCCAGGAAGATCCTCGACCACGTAGCGGCAAATGTCGAGGTCAGTTCCCGCCATCATCTTGGGGATCTGTTGGTTCGACGGATATTTGAACTTGACCTTGAGCATCCCCTTCGGTACGCCGTCGGCACCCTTGATCGGAACGTCGACCGGTTCGATGGAGGGGAATTGTCGGTAGAGTTTCATCGGTCCTCTTGTGTTTATGTCTGACTGATAGCGTCGGCGATCGTAAAGTCCAGGGCATCGGTGGCGCCGTCGACCGTGTTACCAAGCGTTGCTTCGAACGGCATCCGGATCTGGTTCTCGGTGGCGGCCGGCGTGGTGCCGGGGAAAAACTTCCCGTTGCCCGTGATGTTGATGTAGCCGTCGGTGTTGATGGTGCCGGTCGAGAGTCCGAACGTGAAGGTCGTACCAGCCGCAAAGTGCGTGAGCGCCAGTCCATAGGTGGTGTTGTACCAGAACTCTCCCGATACCGTGAGGGCGTTTTCTCCGGGGTTCAGGAAGTAGGTGACCGGGTTGCCAGAGGAATCGCGCTCGATCCCGACGGCGTTGTTCCGGATGTTGAGCGTGAACCTCGACCAGTTGGCCGGGTTGATCGACATCGAGCCGATGCTGAGGACAAAGGCGTGGGCCCGGTAGGCGAGCGAGATATCCTGGACGGCTGGCATGCCGGTGTAGGTGACCGGCAGTTCGTATTTCTTGAAGAGCCACATGCCCCCGACCTTGATGAGGTTTGCTTCTCCGGCAGCACCCTTTTGGAAGGTCAGCGACAGTTCCCTCAAGATCCCAGATGTGAGCCGAACGTCCAGGCCCGCCGGCGACTTCCAGATGCCGGTCGCAAAAGCGCCGGCATTCAAGGTGAAGTCTGGCTGGCTCGCGTGTGGGCGGAATATCTTCTGGTGTCCGGTTCCGACCGCTCCCTGACTGACCCGGTTTTGTGTCACCAGGTACAGGAGGTCGGCCAGGCGATCCTTGGTACCGTAGCTGTTGAACCCCAGCCCGACCGGTCCGGTGAAGTTGTCGTGGAAGAAGTTCCCGATCGTCGGGATCCGGGATTGCCTGTTAAGGTCGAGGAAGGTCTTCCCGATCCCGAGGTCAACGAACTGACCCCGCTCGATCACCAGTTCCTTAGTCGCGGCCGAAAGTCCGAGCGCCGTCCCGAAGGTCGATTCCATCCCGTAGTAGAAGCGATGGCTCTCGTCGGAGTGGATGATGAACGGCATAGGTCAGGTTCCTTTCTTCTTCTTGAGTGGCTTCTGGTCCTGGATTCCGGCGGGCGTCGTGCAGAATCCATACTTCACCAGGTAGAGGGCTGTCTCATGCTCGACCGGGGTTTCATTCCCGTCGATCAGGCTGTCGTATTGTTTCTGCGTCAGGCCCGGGACGGTTGAGAGCCGGATGTTGGCACTGAAGGTGGCGGGTGTCACGACGGATGTCATGTGTTCAGGTCCTCCGCAGTGTGAAAGTTCCAAACCATCCGGAGCCGGCGAGTAAAGGCTTTCGCCGGGATCTGGTCCTCGGGTGGCGTGTAGGTCAGTGAGGTGTCGCCCGCCTCGACATGGTAGACTGATGTGCCCTGCTCCGGCAGAGAGCCACTCACAGGGAATCGCTTCATGATTGTTTGCAACTTCCGGTAGATGCGCCGGCGCTCGGCATCCACCACGTTGTCCTCCCCGTCGTCGTCGTGCTTTCCGTATCCCCGCATGTTGAACTTCGCCGTGATGGCAATCGGCAGATTCATGAACGTCAGCCGATAGTTCGAGGGTTCCTTGACCGGGTCCAGCATCTCGAGGTAGAGAGCCAAGTCCTCGGGATCCTCATCGTCCGGCAGTTCTCCCCGGGGCCAGACCTTGGCGGTCGGGATCTCGGCCTCGAGGAAGAGTTTTAAGGTGTCGAGGATGGCGTCGGTCGGTGTCCGCTCCTGGAGCGGGGCGTGTGCGCGTTGGCTCATGACCGGATCCTCGCGCTCGAGATCTGCGACCTGGAAGCCTTCCGATCCGGTGAGTAGAGCTGCACCGTCCAGGTATCGTTGGCCACAAAATCGGTTGCCGCCAGCGCCCTCGGGCTCCAGCGAATGAACACGTTGTTCGAGAGATGGGTCCACTGGTTGGTGATCAGGACGCTGGTCCCGTTGTAGGTCGTACCGTCGTCGAGCGAGAGTTGGAACTTCGCCGTCCCGTACGCACCCCCGACCGTGATCTTGATCTTCCAGGAGGGGTCGAGGTCGAGGGTGCTGGCGTTGTCGGTGAAGATGCCGGATGCGCTCACATCGCTCGGCTGGTACTGTCCCCGGAGTTGGAACATCCCGAAGGAGGTGTTCGAGATATTGGGAAGGATCCTGGACGTCCCGATGTCGGCCGCGGTGAGTTCCCAGCTGAAAGTCCGCTTGCCGGTAGCGTAGTCCTGCAGCACCGCCCGGCCGCTGAACAACAGATCGGCCGCTTCGTTTAGCGGGTCGCCGAGGGCTGAGAACCGTGCCGGCGTGATGGCGCCCACCAGATGGCCGCAAGCGATCTTGGCACAGGCATCGATCAGATCCCGGTCGTAGGGATCCTTCAGAACCCCCGCCACCACCGTCGCCTGGGTTGATGCCGGGAGTGGGATCGGAAATTTCTGATGGAGCGCGGCCTCCGCTTCCCGACTCGCGGTATTGACGGCGTCCGATCGGATGACCGTGATGTCGGGGCCCGAGGTGTAGGTGTGATTGGTGAAGACTCCGCCCGTCGGGTACTGGTAGAGCGTGTCGGTGGTCGAGTCGTAGAACCATTTCCGTGCGGAGTTGACGAGGGTGATCGACGTCACCTTGGTCATCGGGGCTCCGTCCTCGTAGAGGGCCTCGGTGTAGCCGACATTAGAGATCTTCTGGACCGGGAGGGTGGTGTAGGGCTTCCAGTTCTTGATCGTCCTCCGGGCCCCAGCGACAAACTCCTCGATCCTGGCGAAGGCCCGGACGAGGTCGGTGTTTGGGTTGCAGTACTGGGTCTGTGCCATCGAGTGGCGGGAGAGGGATTTGAACCCCCGACCTTCGGATTAATGAGTCCGACGAGCTACCGGCCTGCTCCATCCCGCTCGAAAAACCGTGGGGCTTTACTTCCCCATCTGGTTCAGGTGCTCGACGTGCGCGGCCGAGACGGCCGCCATCTGTCCTTCAGCCTGCATCTTGTTCCGGATCAGCTGATAGACCGACTGTGGTATCTCGACGTCCTTGCCCTTCGGGACATTGAACTTCACCCCGTTGATGTTGCATTCGAAGGAGGTCAGGTCGCCAGGGATCAGCTGGAAGAAGGTTCTGACCTTCGGCTCGGCCGCGATGGCCTTAGCGGTCCGCATCGCCTTTTCGCCGGCGAAGGAGGCGGGTGAAATGATCAGCGCTCCCGACACCGTCGGGGCTGGTGCTGGTCCAGGCGATGGCGTTGGTCCCGGCACGGGTTCGGGTGATGGCGGAGGAGTCTTTTTCTTTGCCATGTTGGAGTAGTTCCTTCTTTTTTTGTTGGTTCAAAGAACCCTATCCGGGGAGCCGGCGGCTCGTCATCCGGTCCCCCTTTATGGGCATTTCTACGCGTCAGCATTCCCCGGCAAATCTTACGTGACGGCGTGCTCGATCCTGACCATGAAGGCTTCGTTCAGGATCTTGGCGATGTAATGCGCCTTCCACCCGATCGTACCCCGTTGATTCAGGGGATCGGTGGTTCCGCCCGTGCCGAGCGCCTTGATGATAGCACCGCCGTTCTGGCTGTTTCCGAGGTCGATGTCACCGTAGGCGTTGGCTCCAAGGATCAGGGTCGCATACACATCGATCCCGGAGTCGCCCTCTCCGGTGAAAACCCTGGTGTTCGTGCTCTCGACAAACCGGACAACGTCCAGCTTCCCGACTTCGCCGGGCAGCACCTGACCGACGTTCTGCGCGTAGCTTTCGATCGCACTCCATCCGGTCAGCCCCTTCAAGTCGTAGGTCGTCCGGGGATGGACGATGCCGACGAAGGAGGCGTTGATCGGGATGGTGCCGATGTTCGGGCTTCCGCCTGCGATCTCGGTGATCCGCATGGCGTTGGCGACCGACAGGGTCCGGACCGCTTCCAGAATCTCGGCCGCCACCATCTTCATGGAGGACGTCACCGTGACGCGGCTCGCGGCGCTCGATGCGTACTGCACCGTGGTACCGGCCACCAGGATGTTGCGTCCCAAGATGTCGATCGTGTCACCTTCGTTGTCGCCCAGGATCTCGGTGAACTCGGTGAGGATCGCGTCTGGTGTTTCGAGTTGCACGAGGTCCGACCAGCGGGTCCAGTTGCCATACTGCAGGGCTGTGGCCGTGATCTCGGTCGTCGCCATGCTGGCACCGATCGGCGTGACGCCCTCGGTCAGCGCCGTGGTGGCGGCGGTAAGGTTCGAGTATCGGCGAAACTTGATGACGTTCGTCCCACCACCGAGTGGGATCGATCGCTTCTGTCCGAAGAGTCCGTGCAGGAATCTCGGGATCGCCCGCGTCAGGAGGACGCGGTCGTAAAAGTTGTTGACTTCCCTGGGGATGTCGGCCCGATAGCTGTCAGGAGCCGCCAGGCCGAAGGGAAAGAAGAACTGGGTCGTTTTAGTGACGTGGACAATTGCCGCGAGGCAAGCCATCACCAACAGAAACATGAGAACGGTCGAGATCATGGTGCTCCTTCGGGGTTAGTTTTTCTGTGGGACTGTTTCGCCCCGTTTGACCGCCGCCTTTACTTTTTCAAACTCTTGCGAGCTCATCGCGGTGTAGTCGATCGGCTTGGCCGGACCGGACTTCGGCGGGAGATGGCCGTCCTTCAGCGGAACCTGAAGCGTTGAGGCGATCTTCTCGAGCGCGGTCAGCGGGATCGTGGAGTACTCCTCGTCCCACTTGTCACCGAGCGCGGTCTTGATCTGCTCGCGTCGCTTCTTTTCGTATTCGGTCCACTGGTTGGCTCGGGCTTCGGCGGCCAGCAGCTTCTGTTCCGCTTCGGCTTTTTGTGCTTTCAGCCGATCGGTTTCAGAGAGCTCCGCATCTTTCCGGTCCTTCTCAGCCTTATCCAAGATCGCCAGTTTCTCCTCGAGTTTTTTCTTCTCCTCGAGGGCGGCTTTCTTCTGATCGTTCACCTGTTTGAATCGGTCATACGGGACAGGATCCTTTTTTTCCTCTTCCTCAGCTGCCGCTTTATCGGCAGCCAGTTTGTCCGCCGCAGCTTTATCGGCGGCTGCTTTATCGGCAGCAGCCTTGTCAGCAGTTGAGACTTCCAAACCGAAGGGAAGGACCCGGAATCGTTTCATCCAGTAGTACGCCAGCTGGAAGGCGATGGCCAGTAGGATGACTTCCCAGGGGAAATCGACCGGCTTCATCATGAGAAGCGTGAGCATGAGGGCTCCTGTCATGTTAGCGACTTTTGTGTCGGTTGGTTGGGTTTCTGTTACACGGCCGCGTCGAATCTCGGCGCCAAATAGCCGTAGCTGTAAAAGGTATCGGTGATGTGCGCGGCGCTGAGGAGGTCGGTCGACGCGTCAAAGATTGTGGCGCCGGCCGCAACCGCGACCCGAACCGCACCGATCGGTGTCCCGGTCGCCGGGCGTTCCGGCAGCTTGGCGTTCCCACTTCCGGATGCGATCGCTCCCATGACGAGCGACGGTGTTCCATCGGCTGCCAGCATGACCAGATACATCGCTTCTTGCACCAGCGTTGCGTGCGCCGCGATGTCGTGGGTCGTGGCGGTGAAGGCAACCTCGGCCGTGGCCTTGGATTTGAATTCCCCGCCCGAGAGAAAAACCGTGGTGTTGGTGATCTTTACCTTCGCAGCGCTTCCCGACCCGATCACAATGCCAGGGTCAGAGAGACACTGGTTCTTGAGATAGGTGTCGAAGCGATCGTAGTAGTCCATCATCGCCTGATGCGACCCGACGAGTCCTGCCTGGAGTTGGTTCATGGTTGACGTTCTCCCTTGGAGGTTGTTTGGGGAAAATAAAACCGCCTTGAAGATACGCGGCCGCTAACACAATGTCAAGTGCTCGGTGGTTTCGCCGGGCAGGCCAGCACGTACAGGTAGACCAACGGTGCCGCCAGCACCGAAAACATAATCAGCCCTGGGGTGTCGATGCCCTTCTTTCGGCCAACCAGGACATTCACGACCCCGAGCGAGACCCACAGCAAAAGCCCCAGCATGGTAGGTGTCATTCTGCTTATTCCTCCTCCTCTTTGTCTTTTTCTGGACCAGGCTTCAGGATAACGATCTCGTCGGTGGAACTCCGACTTTGATGGGATCAAGTTTCACGTCCTCGGGCACCAGCATACACTGGCAGTTCACGCCGCAGCGGGATCCGAACTGCGAGGGCAGACCCCGCACCACCCAGTTCTCCATCGTGTCGAGTTCGCCGTGCCGCTCCTGGCAGTCCGGACAAACGTTCACCCCGTTGCTCTGCCAGCGCCAGAGGTCCTCCTCGAATTGTTGTTTCGTCTGGCCTGAGAGGATCTCGGCCACCACCCCATTCGTGGCAGCGATGTTGACGGCGCCGGTCATCGCCTGTTTGATGTCGGCCTTGAAGGAGCCGAAAATCTGCGTCTGCTGATCCTCGGTCGCGGCCAGGATCTCCTCGAGGATCATGTCCTCGTCGGCCCCGGCCTGAGAGCGGAGCAGGATGTACTGCTCGATGTCGATCGTTGCCTTGTTGGCTGCGTTGTCGAGCGAGGTCGGGAGATATCCCCCAGAGCGGAACACCAGCTGGATGACCTTGGCGATGTCGTCAGTCGTTGCCGGCATCGTCGATCTTTTTGGAGTCGTCTATCTGTTCCGAATCGCACCAGAGCCGGGCGTTACCGTAGCGAGCGTAGAAGTTCCCGCTCCCCCAGTGGACCCGGAACGTGCCGATCAGGTCGCTCTCGTAGCGGGTGCAGAGGATCTGGACCGTGTCAAAGTGTTGACGCAGGATCTCGCAGGCGTCCTTCAGCAGCTTGATGTCCCGGTCCTTGTGAGGCAGGATGGAGTCAGGCTCCGGCATGGTGCTCCCTTGGGCAGGGTTCGAAGGTCTTCCGCATCCGGTTGGTCTGCCGGTCAAACCACCGGCGGCTCCGTCCGTGTGGGGTGACAGTCGACCGTCCTGGGTCGTCATGACCGTCTTCCCACAAGAGTCACATCGTCGGGCACGAGTTCCTTGCGTTTCACCTCCTGGTGGATCCGATGGAGGAGGTTGAACATCTTTTGCGAGAAGACCCGCGGCGGCCGCAGCCTGACGGAGTTGGTCCATTGTTTCTCCCAGTCGGTAAGGAGTTTCCATCGGTCGATGATGTACTGGAGCATCTCGGCGATCAGCCGCTCGCGCTGGTCCGTCGTCGGGATGGTGGGGTCGTAGTTACTTTGTTCCGGTTCCACCCTTCTTTGCCTTTCGGATCAGGGTTCGGTAGTGGGCGATGATCCGGGGAAAAGCCTTCGTCTGCAGGAACTGATCGTTGAAGGCGAAGTGAACGCGCTGGGGATTGTTCCCCATCCCGTCTTGATGGTAGACGGCAATTGCCGCACGTGTCGGTCCCTGGGTCAGGATGAGCTCTCCATCCTTCGCCTCGATGTTGGTTCCGAGCGCCATGTTGTTCGTGGCAATGAGCGGTGTCTCAGGCTGGGCATAGCCCTTCTTTCGCTTCCGGGCAATGGTGGCAGGCTTCAGCGGCGTCTGTGGCGAGAGGTCGTGCATCGAGAGCCCAGCCTTCATGGTTTCGTTTCGGTCTTTCCGGAAGTCGAGGCCGATGTCCTTCATGACCTTCTCGGGGATCTTCCCCCAGTCAACGGCGAAGTTGCCGAGGTTGATCTCGGTCCGGATCCCAGTCTTCATGCCGCAAACAGTTCCATTTGTGCCAATCTCCTGACCGCGATTTCACAATACCTCTCTGAGATTTCAATGCCAATGGCCTTGCGTCCCAGTTGCTTAGCGGATACCAGTGTTGTGCCGGAACCGCAGAAGGGGTCAAGTATAATTGAGGCTTCATTTGAATAGGTCAGTACTAAGTACTTGAGCAGTTCAGTTGGTTTCTGGGTTGGATGCAGACCTTCTTGCGAGTTCGGAAACTCAACAATACTTGACGGGTAAGATTCGTCGATGGGGATTGTCCGCTTCCGCTCATTTGGCATCTTCCCATAGTTGCTTGATTCGCCCGGCTGTGTGGGGGTTTGCCTCACATTGGCAGGCGGCTTCTTTCTCATCTGTGGGTTGAAAATCATGGAGCCACAGCCAAACACAAGGATATCTTCGTGTTGACGCATCGGCATTTTACTCACATTGAGATGTCCGGTTGACTGAGTTTTCTTCCAGATATCAGACCACTTGAAGTTCTCAAGATTACTGACAATCATTTGTGCGCTGAATGGGTTTCGACAGGTTAGTACCGTTGCCCCACCGCAAACCCGGTCAACCTCTTTCCACCATACCCGCAGGTCAACTACTCTATCCCATTCATTCTGCGTTATCCCATACGGCGGGTCAGTCAGCACGAGGTCAACCTTCTCCGTGAGTTGTGGGAGGATGTCCCGACAGTCACCGCAGTACAACGTAATCCCGTCCTGCTCGTAATAGGGGGTCATTTCTTCATCAGTTCCTTAGTCGCATCAGCCCCAGCCTTGGCGATCCCGACGATCTCGGGCGCCATCTCCTTGCCGATCTTGCGCGCAACGCCCCGCATGATGGCGGGGGCCGCCTGCCGGAATTCCTGGAGTCCCTTGATGCCGAGGCGTTGAACAACAGCCCGAACGTCAAGGAGCGAGGTCTGCGATCGTTTCCGGATTTTGTCCTGGATTGTCTGCCGCTCCTGGAGGTGTTGCTCCAGGTGTTGCTGCTGGTCCTGTTCCACTGTCCCGTTCCTCCAATATGGCCATGACTTGTTCTTCTGTGACGATGCCGCCCTGCAGCAGCGGCCGGTTGATCTTGATGTTCTTTGCCAGCTTGTCGGCCGCCGCCTTGTCGTCCAGATCGGGGTTCTCCTCCTTGACGAGGTCGACGTATGACCGGACGTAGTTCTTGAGGTCATTGTTCCGGGCAGCAATCCTGTCGGTGACCGAGGGCCGCATGGTCGGCTCCGGGAAGTCGGCAATCAGCTTTCCCTCCTCAACCTTCAGCACTCCGTATCCGCCCTTCTTTTTGTACTGCAGGACCTTCTCGTGGAGCGGTCGTTCGATCGTTTCGGTATAGGTTTCGACCAGGGATTTCCGGTCATCCAGGTCCCGGATCCCCATGATTTCATACGAGACCCCGGAGGCGGCCCCGCCTTCAATCTTCCACTGGACTGTGACGTTGAGCGCTTGACCGGCCATCTCGGTTTTGAACCGGATGGCGTTGATCAGTTGCTCGAAGTCCCCCTGCATATCCAGAACGTCGATCGAGGCGGCCTGTCCTCCCTCGATGCCAGGCTCGGCCGTGATAGCCCGGGATTTTCCAAACACCAGTTCGCTGACTTGCGCGCCCTTCCCGATCACCTTCAGGGTTTTGAATCCGTTCCTCAGCACCGATTCGTTCAAGGCGACCATCGCGACGTCGATCCCCTGGTTCGCCTGGACGAGCGAGACGCGGGGGAGCGAGAAGGTTTCCGAGATCGGGATCTTCCTGCAAGGGAAAATAAACGGCAGGGCTTTGTACGGGTTCTCCTCCCGCTCCACCATGTTGCCTTCGGAGTCCGCATGCGGGATCTCGGCGCCCTCAGGATCATAGTGGGTGATGTATTCCGGGTCGTAGCGGATCCATACTTGCGCCCCTTTCGTCGACCCGCTCTTGACCCGGAGCGCGCTCGGATAGATGATGCCCCAGGGTTCGATCCCGACTGGATCATCGTCATCATAGATGGGCCAGTATTCGGTCAGCACCTGGAATCGGAGCACGGGGTTCGCTTTGTCCTCCCGGGTGTCGACAAAGACACCGAGCGCAATCTGCGACAAGAGTTGCGTGTAGGCATCCACCCGCTTTGAGATCGAGAACCACTTCGAGCGCTCGAGGAGATCCGTGTAATCCTTGGCATCCTTGGCATCGCCCTCTTTGGTCATCACCTTCCGGACCGGCTGCTCGGAGTAGAGCCGGCTTTTCATGTCAATCAGCTGCTCGGTCACCGGCGCGTGTTCGAGCACCAGCTTCTGTGGGAGCTCCATCGCGTTAGTTTCGGAGTTCCAGGTTTTGAAGAACTCGAGCAGATAGGCATCCAAGCCTCCATCCTGGGTCAGCACCCGGCCGTGGTAGAAGTCGAGGCACATCGCCCTTCTGCTCTGGATCAGCTTCATGGTGGCGAGCTCCGCCAGCCGGAGGTTATCATCCATCAGGGTCTTGGAGAGCTTGGTAAACAGGGGCGAGGTTGGTTCAGAGTCGGCCATCGTTAGGCTGCCTTCCACTTTGAGGGTTTGACGACGGGGAATTCATAGTTGTGCATGAAGTCGACGGCGCTCGAAGCGTGGGTCCGGTCACCTTGTTTCTCCCGGTCCTCGAGGTGTTTCTTCTCGACCATCTCGTAGTCCTTGCCGAGCTCGATGCATTGGGGATGGTACGCAAATCTAACCGTCCCGTCAAGTGCCCGCATCCGGGAGTTGGTGGCGTTGAGCCGATCAAGGATCCGTGGATTCGGCTTGATCCGGATCTCGACGTTCCAGTCCTTGAACTCCCCCTTGATGATCTCCCAACTGGAGGCGATGGCCGACAGGCTCCGGGCCTTGCCGTGCTGGTAGTCACCGTAGATGATGATCTTCCATTTGAACGCCCGCTCCGGCCCCAGTATCTTGGTGAGCCGTTCCTTCATCGCCACACACATGCGCCAGACATCGGTCCTGTGCTGGAGGAGCTCCGAGAAGATGTAGGTCCGCTCCGGTTGGATCTGCCCGATCAGCCAGATGCAGGGATCAAGGTTGAAGTCGAGGCAGAGGATCAGGGGAAGGGTTTCCTTCAGTGGGAATTCTTTCCGGTGGACGTCCCGGTCGTGATACGTGTAGGCGAGCCCTTCGTAGGTTTCGAATGACCCTTGATATTCCTGGGCATAGGTCCGGGCATCGGTCGTCGCCTTGATGCGTGTGATCTCCCGGGGGTCCATCACGACGTCGGAGAACCAGCTGTACTCGCCCCAGTCGGGATCCTGCCGGTGCTGGTCCAGGAGTTCGTAGAAGTGGTTACGCCCTTCCGGCACCCCGACGAACCAGCACCACCCCATCGTGTCGGCCAGTGCCGGCTCGACGTGCTCGAGCCAAACGTCCTTCCTCATGTCGGCGTATTCGTCGAGGCCTCCTCCGTGCCAGCGCGGCTTGCCATCGAAACGGGCCGGCTTGTCGAATCCTATCCCCCAGAGTTCGGAGCCGTTTTTGTAGTAGATGCAGAGCTCGGTTTCGGAGATATTGCGGATCGCCCATCGGGGGGAGAGGGTCTTCAAGTCCGTCCAGGCGATCCGCTTTAGCTGGTCCCGGGTCGGGGCGCCGTAGAAGAGGCAGTTGCCTTCGATTCCGACTGCGTTAGCGACCAGCGTTCGTTTGAGGATCTCCGTTTTGAACGACCGCCGTCCCGCGTGCGCTATCTTGAATCTCTTCTGTTCGTGGCGGTAGCGCAAGATGGCCGGACACTGCTCTGCCTGCACCGGCAGCGGAAACCATCGCTTCGGCAACAATCCCACTAATGCGCTCGAGTGCTGTGGGGTCAGGATCAAAGTCTGGATTGTTCCTCCATCCCCGGCGGTTCTTCAGCCAGATGAATCCAGCCGCGACGTCCGGCGGCCAGTGCCTCATCGTGTCGTGCGTGATGATCTTCCCCTCGTGAAGGAAGACGTGGGTTTCCTTGTGATCGTATCCGGTGGCCCGTTGGTAGAAGCGCGTCACGACATTGATGTCGGCTTTCAGGAAGCCGCGTTTTATGGCCGCCAGAAACTCTTCGCGGGTTTTCTTGTAGGTCCTCAGCGTTGCGTCGGCGATCCCACAGGCAAAGGCGATTTCCTCTTGTGTGAGTCCGAGCCCGCCGAGTCGTTCGACCTGGGCGATGTCGATGGTAGGATACTTGGAGGGCCGTCCGTTGGCCCGTTTTGGTTCCGAGGGTTTTCGAGGATTCTCCTTCCCGCGTTTCGGTTTTCGTCGTCGAGACGTCGCGGGTGTTGAGCGTCGTTCTGTCACTCACGGGGAAAGATACCTCAGCGGGAGGCGATTGTCAAACCCTTTTTCGCCAGCCACTCACAGGCGGCCTTGAAATCAAGTAGGGGTTGGATCATGGGGGCTCATCCCCAGTCAAGATGTGTTCATTAACAAGATGGGCTGTTCGTTCATCAATGCACTTCTCTCGCCAGTACTCAAGCTCTCCCTCTCTACCAATCAACACTGCTTCTTGACGGAGAGTGCGCTCAGCAATAGGACGGTAAAACTTATCCAGTCTTATATTGCATCTTCAAGCCCAATATCAAATTGGGCAGAGATTTCTTCCGGTATCTCCGGCTTGCCATTTGTCAAGCAACCATGCGAGGCAAGAAGTATCTGGACTACCTTTCTTCAGTCTCTCCACCTCAGATTCGTACTTTTTCCTGAGATTGAGCACGTCCTGATATGATGCAGAGAAACCATACGAATCCTTTGACAACTCCTCTCCATAGCCAAGTGCTGCAACTCCACAACCCGCAAGCCGGACTCGCTCTTGTTCCAACTCTTTTTTCAGTCTCTCCACATCAGCAAGGGCTTCTTTGGTGATGGTGAGAAGAAGTTGGGTCACGAGAAACTTCGACTGTATTGGGTCGGTCCAGTCAATACGCAGGGCTTTGAGTTGCCGTTCAATCCTTTTCTCCGGTTCAGTGGTCGTCATGGGGTCGGTATCTCCTGTCCTTTCTTTTTAGCTTCATTTTCTCTCCCATCTTTTGAGTGCATCCATCGCACTCAATTTTGGAACGACAGTAGATGAATACTGTCCAGTGGTTGCACTGGCAATAACACGAACAGCACAAAAGTAAGCTAACCATCTTGGCATAGCCCAAGCAAGTTTCATTTGCAGCTTCTCTTTTACTTTATTCATTCCTTCACCTTTCTCTTGATTCGTTCATGACGTTACACCAAGCTAAGTCGTTCAACACCTTCTCCTAATCCATTAGCATCAGGTTCCTCCTTTCTCCTGATAAGAAACCAACTTTCAATTTTTGTGATTCCATCTCCACTCGGATGCGGGTCATATGCAAGTTCTCCATTCCTATAAATCACAGCATGCCCCCTCGTCACATAAGTTCGTGGGCTTGTCCCCTTCACAATAACGAATCCATCAACACCTCGATAGCTTTTTAGTTTGGCAATGCCGTGGCGTTCTGGATAGCCGCTTCCTTCGCATTCATATCCTTGCGACTGGAGAAGGGTGTAAAACGACTCAAACCAATGCTCGTCATGCCCAAAGTCCGGCACAGATGCGAGTGGCAGTTCGAGCAAAGATGCAACGCATGCCTCAAGGCAATTTCCGTGAATCTTGCCATCTGGTGTTGAGAAAACTGTTTGCTGAACTGGTTTCACTTCCCTTCCGGCTTTCCGGCTGACTGGCGGATGGCGACAACGAGAAATCTTTCATCGAGAATCCCCAAAAGTTCATCAATGGCTTTCAGGGCTGTAATCCCATCGGGCGGTAAGTGCCGAGCAAGGACATCCTGAGACTTGCGAACCGCCTGAATGAAAATGTCATCCTTCTCCCTCTGCTCGGCTCGTATTGCGGACTCAAAATCAGCGACGAGTTGCGGCTTCGACCAAACCTCAAGTTGCTCTCTCAGTTCTTCCACTTTAGGCATCATGGCTTTTCTCCGTTCAGGACGCGGGTGATATGCTGTTCGGCAACGTCAAAGTCGAATAGGGAGTTCTCAAAATTTGATTCTCGCAACCATTTCAAAGCCTCCAATGCCATTTCCAGAGCCGCTATCAGTCTCGGCACATCGGTTTCAACCAATGGATAGCATTCGGTCTCAGTGTAATTCCTAACCGCCCTCTCCGCCCTGTCCTTCATCTCAGTGAGAATCGTTTGTAGCATCACATCCTTCTCTTCCACTTTCATGGGTCAGTCCTCAACTTTCTCATAGGTTGCTTCAAAGATGTCGGGGGCTTGCAGGGATAGTACGGCACACAAAGGGCAGCATGTGTTTCTACAGAATGGTGATTGGATTATTCCAGAACCCGACGGAGAACACTTTCTATGTAAGTGTATCTTCCTGAATTTCATTTCTCCTCCTTGTCTGCTTTTGCAACGATCAACCGTTTTATGTGCGTCCATTGCCAGTAACCCGACGGGAAAACAACCTTGTAGAGATAGTCTTTGATTTCCTCGACCGTTCCCACGTGCTGTTCCCGGTCATGTTCTTCCCGCACGTCAACTTGAACCTTGTCGCCAATGCCAATGGGCCTTGTTGCCTCAATATGTCTCATGCTTTCCCCTCTTGGTCTGGTATCGGTAAGCAGTGTTTATCCTGCTCGTTCTCGTTCGCCCTCCCGCCTTGAACACCAACGGTCTCTGAGGGATATTCGTGCCCAATTAGAACCACTCCTTCCCAGGTTCGGTGCGACCCATGTGTACCATACCCTGAGTCCGTCCGTCGTGGAATGGGACTACTATCGTTCCATCATCCCTGTGTGAGTGTTGTTCCAACCGATCAAGGGTAGACCGGATTGACCTGATACTGTCGTCGGCTCCCTTAATCACGCTCCGCATCCGTTCAATCTTCTCTTCAATGGAAAGCTCTGACCAGTATTTCTCTCGTCCGGCAAAGTCTTTTTGGATGTTCTCGCCCATGTCATTTACTCCCTTTTAATAGTTCCTGAACTGAGTGCGGTGATTTGAAATTCATTAGTCTCATGATCTGCCGGATGCTGTAACCTTCCTTCCTCCTCGCAACGGCAAAGTCCCGGCGGTGCTTCTGAGTCCTTCCGTGAAACGGCATCGCCTTATAGCCCGATGGGTGCAGTATCGCAACGAGTTCGCTGAGGCGTCCGCAGCCATCAAGAACACTGACCACAAGTTCTTTGATTTCATCCATCACGCCTTGAAAGGTTCTTCTGGTTCTTCACTTCTCCTCCTTGTCTGCTTTTGGGTACTCCCTGACTCGCAAATCACTCCGGTCAGTCAAGCACCAGTCCGTTGCGTGTGACGTTGGCGTAGATGCTGGAGTAGAGGAGTACCAGCTTGGCGCCCTGTTTCCGGCTCTCGCACCGGATGAAGTTCGCCGGCAGGACGTCGGGGATCTTCCAGCCCTCCTGTTCGAGCTCCTCCATAGCCCGCTTCCTGTTATGTCCGTCCAGAATCCAGTGGGTCTTCCCGTCCTGCCAAATGTTGAAGGGCTGGACGAAAGAGTTCTGGGTCAGGGAGCGCTTCAGCTTCTGGAAGGCCTCGGCGTCGATTTTCTTCAGGCCGCCTTGGAGCCACTGGAGTTGCCGCCACCGGACCATTGAGGTTTTCTGTATCCGGTTGGCGATCATCTGCTCGGTCATGGTGAGTTGTCCTTCTGCCACGGCGGCTCCTCCTCCCGGAGCAGTTCCCTGATCGGTCCGACCGGAACCTCCTCGCGGTTCACTTCGTTGAGGCATTCCCGGCAACAGGACCAGCGGCTCCCCTGCCAGTAGAGGGCCGTCTCGGCCTCTCCGGTGCAGTGGCTGGTCCGGATCTGGCAGTTGTCCACAGCTATGTTATTAACCATCATGCTAATTACTTAATATAAAGAGAGTTATAGGGAGTGTGGATATGTTGATATCTTTGTTGACAACAGACTTGCCAGGAAACGAGATGTGGGTAAGTAAAAAGTTGTCCACCGTCAGGTGTGGCATCCCGTGTCCCTCGGGCTCTCGTGTCGGGTTCTCCACAGCGCGTTCACAAGTTTTGCCGTGGTTATCCACCTGCCGCCTCGGTCTTCGGGAAGCCGCCCTTCGGTTCGTAGAAGCCCCGACCCGCGCGCTGGATCAGGATCTCGTGGCCGTCCTTGCCGACGCAATTGGCCGAGAGCCCAACCGAGATGATGAGGTGTGGGTCCTTGTGTTTGTCCCGCTCCATCACCTCCCAGTATTGCCGTTTCATGAAGGTGGCGATTTCTGCGATCGAGACCGCTCGCCGAATGGCTCGGCTTGCACGGAGAGCGGCTATGGGCGCCAGCCCGTGGATGCTCGTCGGTAGTTCCTTCGATTTTTCCGCGTTCGCCTCTCTTGAGGCATCCTCGTGCGTTTCGGGGGTGCCGGGATCGCCGCCCTGGAGGTTGAACTTCCGGGTCGGGCTGCGGTGCTTCGGGTCTCGCTTGGAGCGGGCAACCCTCTTCCGCTTCTGACCTGGTCCCTTCCTTCCTCGCGGGTCTGGATTGGGAATCGCTGGGAGGTCTGATCGGGATGGTAAGGCAGCGATCTCCGGTGGACCTCCAGCACCACGGGTCTTCTCGACTATGCAGCCGATCGTTTCATCGCCAAGAGCGGCTGTGATTTGCGGCAGAAACTCTTTTGCAAAATGCGTCCAGAGGCTTCCCTCGTGGAAAAGAGACCGACTGAGAGAGGAATATACCTCGACGACAATCAGAGCGTCGCGCCGCGTCTCGATCTTGATTTGGTCGGTTTGGCTCATCGGTTCCCCGAAACAACAATCCCCACCTTGAGCGAGGATCATCCGCCGCCTCTTATTCCAGGGAAGGAGTAAGGGGGGATCGGGCCCGGAGGCCCGGCCGACGACGAACGACCCCGCTCAAGGTGGGGTGATGATCTTCCTTGGAATTTCATTTCGTGCTCGGCTCAATGGTCAGGCTTTGGTGGCGCAATGTCAAGAACATTCGGTAGTGTCTCAGTTTGATTTACTCGTTTCCAGTAACCGGGCTATATCTTCAACCGTCCACAAATGGTCAGTAACCTTCGCTTCCATTGCCGGGGTGACCCGCAAACTCTTATGGATTCGGACGAAATTGTAATACATGAAATGCAAGGCAACAGCGTGCGCATGGTTCTCGACCTTCTTGGAGAAAGCATTGGTCAACCGGGTAAACCTTCTCATGTTCATTCGCATGGTCAGGTTTTGCCGTTCAATGTAACTCGTTGAAATGTGCTTCGTGCTTTCAATCCGTCCGTTGTTAACTGGACTCTGTTCGCCAATCGTGAAGCAACGTCCTGCATGAACACATGAGCATAGGCCGAATCCCGATTGCCAACCAACCATGAGATTGCCAACTTTGAATCAGCAATCAATCGCCGTCCATGTCCAGATTGAACCAATACCAAATTCACCCCGGAATTTCTCCGGTACGTTCTTGTCTTTGGAATAAATGAAGCTCCATATCTCGTCACACTGAACACGCTTGGAAGCTACATTCCGTACATGCTCATCGTGGTACGCTTGGCACGCTTCGCCAACCTCAACAAGCAACTTTGTGACCGTATTGATGGAGCAATCGGCCAAACGTGACGTTGCCCGCAAGCATAAAGTTCAGTTTACACTTGTTTATTTCTTCTTGTTATTCCAGCGTTTATTGGCGGCTTTTCTCGCAATCATTGACCGCTTTCGTGGGGATAATGCCCTTGCTCTGGCATTCCCCCCAGCAAGTCCACCCATTCTACCCAATGCGACGGCATAGGGGTTTTTCCCCGTGTCGTGGAGGATTTCCTCCGTTTCACCCGTCGCAAGGGAGACGATGGCCTTGGCAAGTTGGTTAGGGTCGCGTGGCCGCGTTTTGGTCTTGTTCTTCATGTCCCAATATACTATCTTTTTCTTGCCCGGTCAAGCATGAAGAAATGAATCCCGTGACCGCCACTATCAAGG